AAGAAAGAGATTCTCTCCTTGGCTCCGAAAGGATAAAGTTCAAGATTTAGAATGTGTCAAACAATACTATGGCTATAGTAATGAGAAGGCATCCCAAGCTCTGAAAATTCTTACACAAGAACAACTTATTTTTATTAAACAACGACTTGACACTGGAGGAATGAAATGAGTACTACGGTTGAACCAACGGTACAGTGGTCACAAGATCAAATGGTGCAGGTGCTTCTAAGTGAACCTGATGATTTCTTGAAAGTAAGAGAGACACTGACACGCATCGGAGTTGCATCACGCAAGGAAAAGAAACTCTATCAGTCTTGCCATATCTTGCATAAGCAAGGACTCTATTATATCGTCCACTTCAAAGAGCTCTTTGCACTGGATGGAAAACATGCTAACCTAACTGTTAACGATGTACAGAGACGCAATCGTATTGCACGTCTTCTCGCTGACTGGGGATTAATCTCCATCGTAAAAGAAGAATCAGTTCTCGACATCGCTCCACTAAATCAAATCAAAGTTCTGGCTTATAAGGATAAGTCGGAGTGGATTTTGGAGCAAAAGTATAATATTGGAAAGAAAGGTAAGCAACAAGAAGGTGAATGAAAACTATTGAACGTCATCGTTATAAAGACAAACAGATATTTCAAACCAGAACATTAACCTATAATCCATATCCCATGACTGAGATCGAATCGGTCATGGGATCTATTGCTAGTAACCTAAAACCAGAAATGGTTACTAAAAAATACCGTGAGGAAAATGCGACCAATCCTATGTTTGGTCACTGCTATCATTCCTCACAAGCCCTGTTCTACCTCATGGACACAGATGTTCTTGAGCAGAGAACAGCAATCGATTATCATGGCTGCTCACACTGGTGGTTGGCTGACAAAACCACAGAAAAAATATATGATATCACCGCTGACCAATACTACCATGTTGGTCAGACTCCACCATATCCTGGAAAGAAAAAACCGTGGTATGGTTGGAAGCAAAGACCACACCAGAGGACATTAGATCTGATGGTTCTGGTTCTTGGAGACAGATTGGCCCTTGACGAAACCGTTATCCACTCTGTATAATAATCACACGCTCAAAACAAGAGCACCTCACCTAGAAACTATATTTCGTCGGTGAGTTTTTTCAATCACATTATGGGCAGTTAATTTTATGTCTAACACAACACATTTTGCAAACACCTTTCTTAAGGATGTGCAAAAAGTAATCGATATTGCCAGTGGCAAAGTCACTAGGGTAATTAGAAATTCTATTCAAGTCGCAGGTTTTGGTGAAAAAGGATCTGTAGATCACAGTCTTCCTACTTATGATCAACTTATTCTTGACTTTAAAGAGGGTCGTAGAGAGTTGAAAGCGGGATGCAGTTATACCTGTTTGATTCGACCGGATCAAGTTTATACAGATCTGAGTTATAATCGAGGAGAAGAACTTGGTATAACTAAAGTCAAGGATAATATTGTCAAATATCAAGGATTTGAGCACAAACTTTCTGGTGCTATTCAAATCTCAATTCGTCCAGATGGTGACGATGGTTATTTGGTTGACTACCCGATTACCACAAAAGGAAATCATCGCACAACAGCAGCATGGTTGATGGGAGTTCCTCTTATCAAGGCAGATGTTTTCTTCCATCCAGAAAATTTTACTGCTGATCAGTGTGTAAGTGAAGAAGCTTCAATTCACCATGGAGACTGCACTGATCGTTCCAACCAAATTCCAGAACAAAAGTTCGTCTCTGCTGTATTTGCTGGACAGAGTGATCTATTTCAACCTAGCTCTCCAGAAAAACGTGCAGTTGAACTCAACAACTTTCTGAACAGGGTTGGATACTATGTGTCCGATAAAATTTACGGAAAGAATGTTGAAGTTCCTTTCGCGATTAATCCCTTGACAACTGAAAAAGTTGCCAAGAAGATCACTAGTCACGACAGCGTATCTAAATCGAGAGTTCATTACACTGATGCTGTAGTAAAAGAAGTTCTTATGGCAGCGCACGAAGCTTGTAATACAAACGTAATTCCTGCTAACTTCATTCGTGCCGCCTCTCTGTTTTTCTATGTTATTGAGGGAGATCCAAAAACCTCAGATGGAAATTCTTTTCTCTTTTGTAATGGCACTCTTACTCCGATGAAGTACCTCACCAAAAGAACAAATTTGACCAGTCTTGAGATTAAGACTGATTTTATGAACTTCATGCTGAATGAATGTAAACCTAAAATTACCTTCGAGAAAATTACTGCAGATTCTGGTAAGTATAAGGGTCCAGAACTTTATGCATCTCGTTTGTTGTTTTATTTCAACTTATACATTCAAGAGCGAATGATTGAAAACCCAACCGTTTTTAAGAGAAGCGTACAAAAAAATCGGGTTCGATTTTTGTGCTCTAATGATCACCACTGGCAATATATTCGTTCTCTTTCAAATAGTCCTGTACTTGGAAGTTTCTTGGATGGTATTATGACCAACGGTGGTTAATAAATAAACTTGCGATCTTTCGTGCGGTCGCTTCAAAAGTCGGAACTTACAAGAGGTGTGGTTTACCCCATACCTCTTTTTTTATGTTTGTGCTATAAATATATCGGATGCCTTCGGGGTCCACACAATCAAATCTCGCTTTAAAAGGAGAAGTACAAATGGGAAACCTGATGAAGTATAATGCTGCCGATTTATCTCAGTTGATGGATCGCATAAATAAGAATAGTATTGGTATGGACGAATACTTTGGTCGGTTGTTTGACCTTCACGAAACAACATCCAATTATCCTCCATACAACTTGGTGACAGTCAGCAACGTAGAGTCTAGACTGGAACTAGCACTAGCAGGATTCAAGAAAAAGCAAGTAAATGTCTACACGCAAGACGGAAAGCTCTTTGTCGAAGGACAAAGAGAAGATGGAGAAACTGGAACAGAATACGTCCATAGAGGAGTGGCTCAAAGATCTTTCACTAGATCATGGACCCTCAGTGACGAGACGGAAGTTAGATCAGTTAGCTTTGAGGATGGGTTGCTGAGCATCACTCTAGGTAGGATTGTTCCGACTCATCACCAGAGGAAAGACTGGTTCTAAATACTATTGAATATCGTCGCCGCAGAGGGGCAACTGGCACAATCCAGTTGACGCCCCTCTTTTTTCTTGGTAGAATAGAAATGAAGAAAAACTGACTTATGACTATCAAATTACTGCTCTTGAAATCAGGTGAAGACATGATTGCCAGTGTGGCAGAGATGGGATATGGAGAAGGTGAAGACCGACGAGTGGTTGGATATTATCTCAACAAACCTTGCGTGATCAAGATGCGTGATCCTAACGTTCTTGATGATGCGAGTGAGGGACGTGGACGCAAGGCTGGGTATGAGGTATCTCTCTTCCCTTGGATGCCACTGTCTGCCGAAGAGACCATCCCTGTCCCTTCTGACTGGGTTGTGACTATGGTGGAACCAACCATCAAACTAAAAGAAATGTACATCGAGGACATCGTAGACCATGGAAAAAACAATCAAAGCGATTCTACTGACGACCAATCAGATTCTGGTGAGTCAGATTGATGAAGTGGGAGCAGATATTGGCCAACCAGACTGTAAGTTGACCAACCCATTTGTTCTCCAGAAAGACGGGACACTAGAACCCTGGTTGATCTCTGTCTCTCGTCAAGATGAATTCATGATTAGTTCTGATAAGATTATGACTCTTACAGAACCTATGCCCACCCTAGTTGAAAAGTACGAAGAACTCACTAAGTAATGCGTTTCTACACTAATGTTCAGTTGATTGGTAATCAGTTTCTCGTTCGGGGAGTTGATAATGGTAGGAGGTATGAACACAGAGATGAGTTCTTTCCTACCTTATTTGTGAAATCTAAGAGAGATTCAAAGTATCGGACATTAAGTGGAGAACCTGTAGAGGAAATTCATCCTGGAACAGTTCGTGATTGTCGTGACTTCTATAAGAAGTACGATGAAGTTGATGGATTTGAGATCTATGGAAATGATCGATACATCTATCAATACATCTCAGAGAAGTATCCTGAGGATGAGATTAAGTTTGACATCAGTCAGATTAAACTGGTTACTCTTGATATTGAGACCACGGCTGAGAAAGGATTTCCTGATGTAGAGTCCGCATCAGAAGAGATTCTTGCGATTACAATTCAGGACTATACCACCAAGCAGATTACTACTTGGGGTGTGAAACCTTTTATTAACAAGCAGAAGAATGTTACTTATTATCACTGTCCCTCAGAACATGAACTGCTGAGCCACTTCATCAACCACTGGATGCAGGATGTCCCTGACGTGGTAACTGGTTGGAACATTCAACTGTTCGATATCCCATACATCTGTAAGCGCCTCAACAGGGTGCTTGGAGAGAAGTTGATGAAGAGATTCTCCAACTGGGGTCTTGTGACCGAAGGAGAGGTTTTTATTAAGGGTAGGAAGCAGATCACCTTTGACGTTGGTGGACTTACTCAACTTGATTATCTTGATCTATACAGAAAGTTCACATACAAAGCACAGGAATCATATCGCCTAGACTACATAGCTGAGGTGGAGTTGGGTCAGAAGAAACTAGACCACTCTGAGTTTGACACTTTTAAGGATTTCTATACCAAAGGGTGGCAAAAGTTTATCGAGTACAATATAATCGACGTAGAACTTGTTGACCGCTTGGAAGACAAGATGAAACTGATTGAACTTGCGTTGACTATGGCTTATGATGCCAAGGTTAACTATGCTGATGTGTTTTATCAGGTCCGCATGTGGGATAACATTATCTACAACTATCTGAAGAAACGTGATATCGTTATTCCGCCAAAGATTCGTTCAGACAAAAACGAAAAGTACGCAGGTGCTTATGTTAAGGAACCGATTCCAGGAAAGTATGATTGGGTTGTCAGTTTTGACCTCAATAGTCTGTATCCTCATCTTATTATGCAGTACAATATCTCCCCAGAAACGCTTCTGGAGGAGAGACATCCCACAGCAACAGTGGATAGAATACTTGATGAAGAGATAAACTTTGAGTTATACAAGGATAATGCAGTCTGTGCTAATGGTGCCATGTATCGTAAGGATGTTCGTGGATTTCTACCAGAACTCATGGAGAAGATGTATGGCGACCGTGTAATCTTCAAGAAGAAGATGATCCAGGCAAAGAAAGATTATGAAAAGACTCCTACAAAGACTCTGGAGAAAGAGATCGCCCGCTGCAATAATATCCAGATGGCTAAGAAGATTTCACTCAACTCTGCTTATGGTGCAATCGGTAATCAGTATTTTAGGTATTACAAATTGGCCAACGCGGAAGCGATTACGCTTTCTGGTCAAGTCTCTATCCGTTGGATTGAGAGTAAGATGAATGAGTATCTAAATAAACTGTTGCAAACAACCGAAGAGGATTACGTAATTGCATCTGACACAGATTCAATTTATCTTAATCTTGGACCTCTTGTTGATAAATTTTTTGCTTCTAAGTCTAGCGACAAAGCTGCAATTGTTTCCCTACTTAACAAGATCTGCGAAGAAAAATTTGAACCGTATATCGATCAGTGCTACCAGAATCTTGCGGACTATGTTTCGGCATACGACCAAAAGATGCAAATGAAACGTGAGAATATCGCTGACCGTGGCATCTGGACTGCGAAGAAACGATACATTCTCAACGTGTGGGATAGTGAGGGTGTTCGTTATGAAGATCCCAAACTTAAGATGATGGGTATTGAGGCAGTCAAATCATCCAC